GATAGGGTATGGAATCGAAAATTTTTATCCATGACGATGGGGGCTGTATGGCAATGGCCGGTGCTCTTACTGTCGACCAGAACTTGGTTCTTCTTCATACCGATATTCATGATGTTTAATTGGTGGCTTCCTCTTTCTCAGGATGCCATCAATTTTTACAAGCGTGACTATCAATTGGTGTGGGAACCAGTTCGGTACGGTAAGTTTGAATTTCCCTTTCCATTTGGACACTGGCTTCTCCGTGACACACGAACGAATACAATTTTCGAAGGCAAGTTCGTGAGCGAAGAAGACAGTGCAATGGGTGGAAAATTCAGACTAGAACAGCACCACCGGCAGTTGCGCCCGGGTCATATATGTTTCCATGTGCCTTTTCATATACCGGCATTGCTTGAGGAACAAGAGACTAAACCCTATTCTGCCAATTGGAACTGCACAACGGTCCTTATCCAGGGGCTTAAGCCCAGGTCGTTGTTTGGTTTCGTGGGTCTCTCCCTCGTGTCAATGCTGACATACCTTGTTCTAAAGCCACCCCAGGAGTTTAGAGCAATATATGAATATCTGTACCCAGAGGGGGACTACACCAGCACCTTCGTTTACCGAGCCTTAGGGTTCGCAGGTAATGGTGAAATTCCCTTGGAACATGTATCACCCCAAAAGGCTTCACGGCCAGCACAAGCATCCGTGGATGTGCTTGAGCAAGACCCTTTGCTGACCGTGATGGAAAATAATCCACTGGACTTGAAACTTTTGACTGAAGACGAGATTGACTGGGTGAATTCAACCCAGGCCATCAAGGACGTTGAAAATCAGTTAATCCACATGCTCGGCTACCTCCACGAAACAGAACTCCAGGCCGAGGAGAAGATTCACTTGATCGAAAGCGTCCTTGAAAGGGTCATGCTCTCAGACCAGTCAGTCATTCCATTGCCAACTGAAATCAAGCATTTAACAATACCACTTTCCTCCCCAGGTACATGGGAGGAATTGGTCGATTTCATTTATGAGGCAATGCGGAATGTCCTAGACTATCGTCTCGTCAAAGGGTTCATAGATTGGTTAAAAGGTGTTGGGGATAACCTTGCAAAATTTCTTTCCCCAATACTTTCCGTGCTGGCTAAAACCTTAAAAGTAGCCTATCAACATTCCAAAATCTACGCAAATAAATTGTATCATGCGATGTGTAGATTATTGGACTATGCCTGGGGGGGCGTCGCCCCCTCACGCATAAAGGCTGCTTGGGGTCTCACCGAACTCATCCCACCGGGATTAGTGAGCACCAAAGCACGGATAGCCGCAGAGTCCACCTATTGCGAGTTCATCGGAAGAAAGCAATTTCTCGATGACTATGAGGATTTCGTTCAGAAAATCAAAGGCCCTGCAAAGGGCCTTCCAGGATCCTCAAAAATAGGTGGACCACAACGAAGGGCCGTCAAAATCCATCGTCCCGTGATGTCTCATCAAGCCGCCGAAATAATCGGCCTGAGCTCCGATGAATATGTTGCTGATGAGGACTATCAACGAAGGATTGACGGTTATCTGCGGGAAGGCATCCCGCAAGCTGTGGATGGCGTCCTTTTTGGCGCCAAACACCCAGACAGGATCCATAGGAGTATTGTGCGGTACGAGCCACAATATGAAAGCATGGATCCAACGGACAAAGCATTTATCCACGGGGTAGCTGACGAGCTATTTAAACAGTACCCCGAAGTGTTTGCAAATGCCGATATAATGCCTTTAGATGGTGTGGAGAAGTACATCAAAGTCAAATATTCTCCAGGATCACCATTTATCAGGCATGACGGCTATGGTTCCAGAAGAGCCTTACAGGAATCTGGTATCATGCAAATCATCAAGGAAAATGCAATGAAGGCAATTTCGTCTGGTGTCTATCCCGTCCAATTCTACCACGCTTTCGTCAAATCCCAAGCGGTAGATGGCACCAAATTATTACCACCCAAAAATAAAGATTTACGAACGGTGGTAAGTCAAGACATCCCAAGTTATTTCATAGATCAATTGTTCCAGATCGAGCGGAACAAGAGATTAACTTGGGAAACTTACGGTGCCGGGGCGGGAATGCCTCTTGGCCAACCAATGGCCAAGATTTTCGACTCTTTCGCGGAGCTCAAGGCAAAAGAAGGTGGTCACTTCATCATAGCAGATGCCACTGCTTATGATAGTAAGGCCAAGCCTGTTTTGTTCGAGGGCGCAGCTTACCTAGCTGAAAAAGGATTCGAAAGTCATTGGTCAGGAAAAGGGAAACAGTTTGCCTCAGTATTAAGGGCCAAGTATTCTGCTATGCAGAATGCTTGGACCTTCGGCATAACTGAACCTACCTATTCTTCCCTCGTGTTTTGCGTGCCAGACCAACGTCTAGCATCTCGATTGGCACGCGAACACAAGCAGGTTATCATGTTTCCTGAGCTGTTGGAAACGAATAACATAACTAAGGAAAAATGGGAAGGATTAAGTTATGCAGAAAGGCAAACTTTATCCCACTCTTTGGTCACTCCGGAGAATCGTGTTGTTTTAACACAGGACCCATGTGTAAAACCTCATGATTCACATTGGCAAGGTTCCTTCATCAAGGGAAAGGAAGACGGTGGTTACCGAAAACACCAAACTTACTTTTATGATGATGAAGAAATCTTGATTGGGGACATTTCTCGTGTGATACACGCGAACCGCGACCTAGTAAGCAATGTCCATCACAAGAACCGGGGCGGTGGCACGGGCCAATCTGCCACCTCCTGGGACAACACTTTGACGTTCAAACTCGGTGTAATAGGAGCCTACTGCCGGGCAACCGGCCGCACTCCAGCTGAGTTTTTCGAACGAAACAAATTGTTCAACACAAGTGATGACACTGCTTGGTGGTCTAGGGATCTTCTTACTGGCGAGGAGGTCGACAAGTTCAAACTTGCGGCACTCGAATTCGGGATAAGATTAGAACTCGGAACAACGAAAAACATAACCGAAGTCGAGTATCTAAGCAAGTTTCCGAGACCTCCCACCAGGGAAGATTCAGAAGACTACAAGGCCTGGCGAGCGTCTCGTATTGACGCAATGCGTAAGGTTTGGGCACCTAGCCAAATCCATGCATTCACGGAACAGAAGATGCCAAATTTCTTCATAGTCCAAAATCCATCTGCCATCATTCTTAGGCGAAGCGCTTACCGCTATTATCAAGGTTCACTTGGTAGGCATTTATACACTTCTGTTGAAAGGGGAAGTGGCCATTCCTTGGTCACTGCCTTTCAACCGGCATTGTATAAAAGATTCGCCTTAGAATGGTGTGAGGACATGAACAAAATCTGTTCTACAAATCACGTCAATCAACACTGGAAATTACTGGACCAGCACGATCGGAAGAAAATGCGGGTCGAGAATGTAAACCCCAACTGGAAACGAGGCTTTAAGGCAACGCCCCGACAAGAGTCCTTGCTCAAATGGCAAAGGCAGTTCAAATTCCCGTCTTACGGGCATGTTCTTCATTTGCACCTTCACTATAAAGATCCTGACCCCATGGCACATGAAAAATTTTTAGCCAAGTTGGATCGTACGTGGAGGGGCAATGATGAAGCTTTGAACGAATTTGTCGATGGACTCTACCACGTGACGGACTTGATTCCAAAGGAAATCAAGAAATTCACGCCGGGCGTTGACATGCTCTATGCAGAAGTTCCCTGGAAAACTTACAGAACTTACATAGAGATGTTCCTTTATCTTAAAGCTTTGGAGACAATCCCAGAATCTGAACTTACGTTCCAGGTCTTTGACTCAATAGTCCGAGAATCTCCCTATGCAGTGGCAGTTGCACCGGGAAGATTCTGGGACAAGTTAAAAGACAGGGAATTCAAAGAAAAGGTTCTGAAGACACCAGTCAGAGCACTTGAAGGTTGTGTACTATTCATCAGCGTTATTTATTTCCTGACACACTGGGTCGAGCTTTGGATCCAGATGATGCCATGGATTGGCGCTATATACAACCTGGTTATGTGGTCCTTCGTGGGTGCTAGCAAGGTCTTTGCCCTGGCTAACACCCTCGTGTGGCATTCTCGAGGGCGGTCATCTAGACAGATTTCCGCCATCATGCCTAAGGACCCATACATGTGGTCGAAGAGACTGGTGGTGACAATTTCGGATTTTCTCCCAGTTGAAGCGGGTTTAATTTTCATCGCACCATGCCTATTCAATGAACTATTGGCCAACTTTATAGAAATCGGCTTCGGTCGAATTTGGTCAAAAGGTATGCAAATCCGTGAAGTTGGAAGCGACAACAATGCGCCCGTTAACCCTTGGGCAAACTATGCCAAGGATTACATTGTTGAAGCTAAGTCTCACAAGAAGGTAATACTTACTTGCGGGACTGGTACGGGCAAAAGCACATTCTTTCCAGCTGCATGTTGGGCAGAAAGAAAAGAAACAGGAATCAACAAGATCTGGGTCGTACAACCTAGAAAAATCCTGATCCGTGAGTGGAAAATCCCCTTTAAGATACCTTCACAAAAATTAAAAAGGGGAGTTGTTTTCAATCCAAACGCGGACATCTTTCTGACCACCTACGGGCATTTCTTAAACCGACTCAAAGAGGTGAAATCAAATGACTTAGTCATTTTTGACGAATTTCACGAAATGGACGGTTTTATGCTCCGCGGTCTAGAAGAATGGGGCGGCACCACCTTTTTGGTGAGCGCCACGCCAATCTCGGTTCCTGGACTACAGGATCTGCCAATCTTAAACCCATCGATACCCAAGAGGTTTAAGAAGACAGTATTCCAGTCTGAAACAGAAGATGTCGTTGCCATGTGGTCACAAATGAAAGAGTACGCCACGGCCAATGATATGGCTCATCTTCTGGATCGTCCATTAGTCATCGTCCCTACTTTTAAGGATGTAGACAAGGCCATCGCTGGTCTTGAATACTTCGATAAGTCGGTGACTTGGACAGAGGTTTCGTCGCGACAACCTATCATACCGCCTACGGGCGGAATCGTTGCGACGCCTTACCTCCAGACTGGACTAGATCTTAGTCCACCTGCCAAATGTCTCGTTGATTGTGGAAGAGACTTCGTTCTCCATAAGGGAGGGCGAGTTCTGCCAAACCCATACACATCAGCCATAATCAACGAGCAGAGAACTAACCGAGTTGGTAGAGTGTGCGATGGCCTGGTAATACAGCCCATCGGTGCCGGATCTAGCCCTGAACCTGTCAAGTATCCTTCAGGGCTTCATTTTTCCTCAAAGCTGGTCTCCAGCTATTACAAGGTGCCGCAGCTTACTCCTGTGGCAAATTTCCTTTGTCCTTCCCTTTCGTTTCTTTCCGTAAGGGGAACGGTATCAATAAAGAAAAGTGTAGCCACAATATACCTTTTCTCCTTGCTCGGGGTGCCACGCAACGAATGGCAAACCTATTATACTAGGCACCTCGAGCAAGAAATGCCGTTCCCTGAGGAATTTGAAATAATTAATCGGTGTTACAGTGAAATGGGTTGCCGCAACAACCCCATTATCCCATACAATCAGGCTATGCATCACCTGCTAGCAGGTGCAGCCATCATGGGATTTAATGGGGTCGAAACGGTAACCCAACCAATGTACCCGTTTAATGGAAAATGGGTGTTGGAACCCGGGAAAGCAGACACTCCCACCGAGAAGAAGGTTAGGGAACTTCTTGCGGCTGACACTGAACCATGGAAAAGAGAGTGTCAACGGCAAGAAGCTATATCCAAGACCTTAAAGGCGCGAGTGGATAAGCTTACATCGCATCTCCTGTCCCTTGGAGAAGCGTTGAAGAAAACCCAACTTCCACACCTGGAAAAACAGCGGATGGCGAAATTTATCCCTGAGCTCGAAAGGCAGGGAACGGAATTTCGCCGCAACGTCAGGTTGAAACCAAGGATAGTGCCGGCTTTCGACGATCAATTCAAGCCAATATATCGTCAAGTCGGCCTAACCGCGATTCAGGAAGGGAAGAGATGCCATGTCTGTGATGGTGATCATCCTCACGAGCATCGGTCATACTCCTTCGTACTTCCTGAAGGTTTCAAGACAAGAAAAGGTCTCACTTGGGCTTTCGAGTTCAAGTGAATAACTAAATCTGTTTGAGCATGGCACATGATGAGGGCCTTGCGGTTAGAAATAATGATCTACAATGTGTATTGACCGACACTATCCTCTCCTGGAGTGGGGATCCAGGTGATACGCATTATCATTATTCGCTTCCCATTCGAACAAAAGGCGCACTCAGCACATGAGGGCCTTGCGGTTAGAAATAATGATCTACGATGTGTATTGACCGACACTATCCTCTCCTGGAGTGGGGATCCAGGTGATACGCATTATCATTATTCGCTTCTCATTCGAACGAAAGGCGCACTCAGCACTGAAATGTGCAGTTTAAACATGATGAAGTTTTCGGGTTACCGTTCACGAGGGAGAAGTGGTTGCTTAGCAGTTACCATCCTACCGTGTTCACAGACCCACCTATTTTCTACGTCAATGTCCGCCTTTTCTTCGCAAAGCCAGGGCCGGTTGAATACGGCAGTGGCTGGTTTATACCCGCGA